GGGCCCACGCGCACCGTCAACAGGCGTCGCGCCGCTCGGGAGGGTCTGCACAACCCTCGACCGGTCCTCACGACCGGCCCACGACCGCCAAATCCGCCGCTCAGACGCATTCGGTGAATACTGCGGGGTTAGAGAACCGCCGGGGACATTGCCCTCCACCCTCCGATCGGGCAGCCTGGCGGCCCCTTCCCGGCCTTGCGCATCCCCTGCCGGATTCGATAACACGTGCGCACGGAGAGGTGGCCGAGTGGTCGAAGGCGCACGCCTGGAACGCGTGTAGGCGGGAAACCGTCTCCAGGGTTCGAATCCCTGTCTCTCCGCCACCATCACCCTTTCGAACCCGTTGAGGTCGCCCGCCCAAGGCGGAATTTCTTCCGTTTTCAAAGGGGTTTGCCGGATGGATGCGAACCGCTGAGACACGGGTGCGCAGCCATTTTCGTCTCTGAAGGGCCTGTAGTCTCTGGTCGAGCGAACCGCGCCGATTCCGGTTCGGTCGGAATTTTCCTCGCCTTTCCAATGGCCTGACTCGCAGCGTCGCCAAAACTGCGAGCCCTGTTTCCAGCGCTATCGAGCGAGACAGAGACCGAACATGCAGGAGGCGCAGGCCAACGGGCTGGAACAGGCAAGCGCGTATCTGTGTCGCCTCCAAGGGCCGCGTGTTGCGCAGCTCACTGGCCGCGGGTTCAGTACTTTTGCTTGGCAGGGATGACGCCCCGTACTCCCCCTTTAGGATCTTCCACATCGCCAGCGCGACGCGGGATCAGGTGAACGTGCACGTGGAAAATGGTCTGGCCAGCTGTGCCGCCAGCGTTGATACCAACATTGAAGCCTTCGATTGTTGCGTCGAAACCGAGAAGCTCTGATCGCTGCTCAGCCAGAAGCGCATGCATTGCGTTCAGCTCTGGTTGGTAGAGGTCGAAGTAGTCGGCAACATGTCGCTTTGGAATGATGAGGGTGTGCATGGGCGTCACTGGAAACCCATCCCGTATCGCGTAAGAGAGCTCGTTCTCCGCGATCACGCGACTTTCATCCACATCGCAGAAGATGCATCCGTCTTGACGGTTCTCGTAAGAATCTAGAACACCCCGGAAGTCGGCATCATCCCGATCGCGCTTGTTGGTATTGCAGGTTACGCATAGAGCCTGAAAGTTGCTGATATCGTCACTACCGCCGCGCGCCCGAGGCAAGATATGGTCGATGTGCAACGCAGCTTGATCCTCGTGAGCACCGCAGAGTTCGCAACGATACTTCGCTCTCTTGAGAACCTCGTACCGGACTGACCCAGGAATATAGCCGTCTGAGACGGCGCGGTGCCCCCAGATACCTTCGCCTCGTTTCTCCAGATAGGAATTCAGACGATCGTCACATCTTTGTTTTAGAGTGGCGATCTCTTCTTCAGAAAGCTCTTCGGCCGAGAGCTTGTAGCCCGTAATCCTCCGGCCATTTTTGATTGGCTCGGCAATACTGTTTTGGGTGAGTACCTTGCCCACCATGTTCTTGGTTCTGATCTCGTAATATTCGACTTGGGAACGATCGTAGCTCAAGAGCGCTTTTGCGATATCCTCGATGCTTGCGGTGCCTCCCTGTTCCAGCAGCACCCGCAGCATAACGGGCTGGTAGATGTGGGACATACGCATCTGTTCGCGGATGTAGGATTCTAATTGGGCGTAAGACAACGATTCACTCATGCACACAAGCTGCACATGGGTTGGCACGGAATCCATAGGCGACTGTCGCCGAGCCGTCTGCTCAGGTGCGAAGTGGGCCCCTATTCGAACACCCGCGCCGGCTGCTCGTCCCACGGCAAGCACGCGATGAAGCACAGATCGTAGAGGCTGATCGCGCAGGGCTCCCGACGCACGACCAGCCGCTCGAGGACGTCCGGCGCCAGCCATGCGAGGCGCAGGAGGCGGCTGACATAGCGGTCGGAGAGGCCTTCCTCGGCGGCGAGATCGGCGATGGTGGTGACCTCGCCGCGCTCCATCCGTTGCCGCCACGCCCATGCCCGGCCGATGGCGCGCAGCACGCGGGGATCCTGTCCCGGCGGCGGGCCCGCCGTCTCGATCTCTTTCGGCGGCAGGATGCGCGGGCGCCCGCCGCGTTTGCGGACCGCGAGCGGGATGTGGACGCGGATGGTGTCGTTCGCGGGCATCAGGCGGCGCCCTCCCGCGCGGGCGTCATCAGGCTCGCAAGCGCGCCAAGCCCGTCATGGCGAAGATCGATGTCCAACCCGTCTTCGCCCACCGTCACGCGCGCCACGAGCAGTTGGACGACGCGGGCCTGCTCGGCCGGGATCAGCGCCTTCCAGAGATCGTCGAACTGCGTGAGCGCCGTGGTCACGGTGCCCTCGTCGAGGTCGGGGCGCTCCTTCTTCAGGGGTCGGGCGGTGCGCGCGATGATCTCCGGCGTGCGCAGCAGCCGCCGGATTTCGCCGACGACCGCTTCCTCGACCATGGCCGCCGGGAGCCGCTGGGGCCCGCGCAGCTCGGCTGTCGGCCGTTTCTGGATCACGTCCATCGAGACGTAGTAGCAGTACCGCCTGTTGCCCTTCTCCGTGTGATGCGGGGTCATTGCGGCACCGGTCTCGGTGAAGATCAGCCCGCGCAGCAGCGCCGGCTCAGTGCTCCGTGTACGCCCGGCCCGCTGGTTCCGATTGCCGGCAAGCACGGCATGGGCGGCGTCCCACGACTCCGCATCGACGATGGGTTCGTGCATGCCGGGATAGGTCTCGCCCTTGTGGGTGATCTCGCCGCGGTAGATGCGGTTGTGCAGCAGCTTGTAGAGCGCCCCGCGGTCGATAGGCCGACCCCGCTTGGAGCGGATGCCACGCACGTTCAGTTCCCGGATCACGGCGGCGGTGGAATCGGACCGCGCGAAGAGCTCGAACATGCTGCGGACCTGCGCGGCCTCGGCCTCGTTCACGATCAGCTTGCGGTCGACCACGTCGTAGCCGAGCGGCACGTAGCCGCCCATCCACATGCCCTTCTTCTTCGAGGCAGCGACCTTGTCGCGGATCCGCTCGCCGATCACCTCGCGCTCGAACTGGGCGAAGCTGAGCAGGATATTCAGCGTCAGGCGGCCCATGGACGTGGTGGTGTTGAAGGACTGCGTGACGGAGACGAAGGTGACGCCGTGGCGGTCGAAGATCTCGACGAGTTTCGAGAAGTCCATCAGCGCGCGACTGAGGCGGTCGATCTTGTAGACGACGACCACGTCGATCAGCCCGTCCTCGATATCGGCGATCAGCTGCTTCAGCGCGGGGCGGTCCAGCGTGCCGCCGGAAAAACCGCCGTCGTCGTAGCGCTCGCGCAGGCACGCCCACCCCTCGGCGCGCTGGCTGGCGATGTAGGCCTCGCAGGCCTCCCGCTGCGCGTCGAGGCTGTTGAACTCCATGTCGAGCCCTTCCTCGCTCGACTTGCGGGTGTAGATGGCGCAGCGCAGGCGGCGCGTCGGCTCGGGCTTGCGTTTTCTGGTCATCGCGCGCCCCCGGTCTGGTCGAGCCCGAAGAAGCGCCAGCCATTCCAATGCGCACCCGTGATCGCCCGAACGGCGGCCGAGAGCGACTTGAAGCGCCGGCCCTGCCATTCGAAGCCGTCCGCCAGCACGGTGACCATGTGCTCCTCGCCGCCCCACTCGCGGACCAGCTTCGTCCCAGGTGCCGGCTTGCGCGGGTCCGCAAGCATGCCGCCCAGCTTGCCGTTCATGACCTCGTCGGCGAGCGCATCGAGCGTGCGCCGCGTCTCCCGGCGCAGCCCACCATGGGCAAGTTCCTGGATGCGATAACCGAGCCGAAGCTCGAGGTTGCCGCGGCTGGCGTTCGGCGCGCGCTCCCCAAAGATGGCCTGCCACTTTTCCTGCAGCTCGGGCACCGTCATCGCCTTCAGCGCGGTCAGTTCGGCTAGGACGTTGATCCCCTCCGTCTGGCGTGCGGGCGCGGCCTTCGTGCCTGATTTCCTTGTGTTTTTCCTCATGCGTCATCTCCAACTCGGTTGCGAACCTGTCTCCGACGACGGCGTCTGAGGGCGAGAATGTCCAGCGAACTGTCTCCATCGAACGAAGAATTCTTGTTCGTTTCCAGTGGGTTGGTGCGCGCGATGGCGCTGGCGAGGATGGTCGCCAGTTCCGCCAACCGCTCATCGGTGGTGAGCGTCTCGGCGGGCGGCGCGAAGGTGCTGTCGTCTTGCATGGGGAGCGAACCTCCTGAGGCGGTTTGCTCCGTGTTGGCCGGGCGCGATAACAGATATCAAGCTTAAACAGAGAGTTGTCGAAAGAACGCGAAACAAAAGGAAGCGGATCGGACACGATGCGTAGACGATACTAGCATCAAGATCACTACTCGAATCGTTGGTCTCGCTCGCGCTCTTCCTCCTGTTCGGCTTGGCGGATACGAGCAATTCTCGCGCGAATCCCCGGAGCCAAACGGACGATGCTATGACGAACCTCTGGTGCGGGATGGTCGATTAGCGTCTCGATACTCTTCAAGCGGCTTTCCATGATATCCGCTCTGCTACCGGACCAGCTCATCGGTGCGAGGTATTCGAGATAGGCCTCCACGACTTCCTCGGGGCGCGGCGCGGCGTTAAGAAAACCCAAAGCCTGGGCCGAGATCTCCCTTACTTCATCGTTATCTTGAGAGCCTCGTGCGAATGGCGAGATGTTTGGCGCAACCTTGGCCCAGCGAGTGGGATCTTCGTGGCACCATTCGATGAGTGGATCCACTGGTACATGGATCAGACAGTCACGATCTAAACCGCTACGAAGGCGGATTGAAGGTCCGTCCTCTCCATCCGGGAACAGTCTAGAAAGAAAGATTTGAGGCGACTTGCGAGCCAATACAGCAAGCGTACGTTCCACGTCATAAGTGCTGCCGTAGCGCCGCGCTGCCCGCGCTATAATCGCATCCATGCAACGGGCTGCTAGGGCAGAACTTTCACCCCGCATGCAATACGACAGCGTCTCAGCCATGTCATGATCAATATTCGAGTTGATCGTTTCATTCGTTAGGATGGTGATCACCGCATCCACCCCCGTGGCATTGAGTTCGTCCGGCCAGGCGTCGCGCGAACCCTTTTCAACAAACCCGAGCATTTGCAAAGAATCGACCACAAGAAGTGCCCCACCCTCTCTTCCCAGCAGTGACCGAAGAAGCTGAACGCGCTGCTCGTCATTCAGTTCGCGCTCTTCACGCCAAGCTATATCGTGTAGTAGCCACGCGGCGGTTTCTGCTTCGCCAGCGATCTCAACAACGTTTTCAAATTCATCCCCAGGAAGAACGCCTTTACGGAGAAAGACTGAATAGATGCGTCGGAGGGCAGGCGTTTCGCGACACTCTGCCCTAATAGATTCTGCAATTGCCGGGCTGTTCTCATCCAGCTGGTGAAGTAGTCCCGAGAGAAAGCCAACCTGTTGCGGTTTGTCGGGATTGCTCAAATACAAATCGCGTAGGATTTCCCACGTCCGTCTCGGTTCGCGATTTCCCTGAACCAACCCGATGCCGAGAGAGTAGAGGGGCCGGCCTTTGTGCTCGAACAGGTCTCTCCCGATCGCTTGGAGCACATCTGGGGAAGCTGCCAATTCTTGTCCAAGGAGCTCCAATCGTTCGGCGCGCCTAGCCTCAGCGGCCCTATGATCGTCGTCTTCGGAATCGAGGTCCCAACCACGTACGGTTTCCGCGCGCACTCGGGCGGAAAGGTCCGTGGGTGCCATATCGTCGATGAGCTCTTGCAGCAGCGCCGAGTCTTCCGCAGAAAGCTCCGAGCCACGCTCATTTAACAGGTATCGCATTCGCCGGAGCGCATGCCACCCCTCCACCCAAGGTGTCTCTTCGTGCAACTGACGCGCAATGGCACCGACTTTCGAGCGAAGAGTTGGAACGCACCGCCAAATTCCGTCAATCTCGTCGGACAGTGCTTTTCTAACACTGTCTCTTACTTCTACCGGTCCAGCCAGAGCAGTTTCCGCTGCCAAGTCCAACCACCGGGAGAACCAGTCTTCAACCTGAGCCCCACGCGGTTCCCATCCAAAAGAGTCCGGGCGCGCGTCATCGAATGAGAGGATCGAAGAAGACCAGTGGCCTGTTCGCAAGGCCGACTTGAGCATGCTGACCCCCCGCGAATTCTGGTTCGCATCGTTCGCGAGAAGATACTGGCTTGCCACCTGTACGCGGGCTTCCGTCTTTGCCAGAGTTCCCGAGAGGTACAGGCCAAAAAGACTGCTCAGCACATCATCTGCATTGGAGGCTCGTTGTTCGTCAAAAGCAATGGCCAGCGAAACGAAGCTTTCGCAAGCCTGAGGGAACATGACCTCAGAATGTGCAATCCGCGCGATCATGCGGGTCAAACTGTCTAGGTGAAGGAATTCTTCTGGCGCCGCCGCAATAGCGGTGACCATTGCATTGACAACCTGGAGCGCATCTTCAGGAACCAAATGGCACACTGCCTCGAGCACCTGGAGATCCGGCGAGGGACCATGCAACGGTCCGCCAGGCTCCATCCATCGGGTCACAATGCGTCGAGCCTCTTCGCAATCGTGAAGATAAGAGAGCCGTCGAGCGAGTGACCGTCTAAGGCGCGGTTTATCGGCAAAGCCGTCGGCGATATTCCGGAACGGGATTGATCTCAGCGCCTGTCGGGCGAGACGGTTGGCAAGCGCGTGGGGCAATACTGCCCGCCATCTGCTTCTTGCTTGCGCAAGTCCCCTGGCGAGCAGGGTGCTTGCATGCCGATGCATTGCCCTACGCGACAACTCAGCAAGCGAACCTAAGAAGAGAAGTTCATCCGGCTGCTCATCTCCGTCCACTTCAAAGGAGTAGACCAACGATAGAACCTCAGCGGCTCGAGCCAGCTCCTCGTTTCGCTCCTCGCGTTGCCAGAACAAGCGATCAAAAAGCGCCGCGTCATTGAATGCGGTGAGGCTACCAGTTTGGGGGATCGCCTGAGCCAGTGCGAAGCCGAGCCTGGCGTTACCTTGAGCAAGTTCGGCAAGCCGTCGAGCATCTCCCGTGGACAGATCGTTGCGCCGACGGCGAAGTAGGGCTTCGACAATGTCGGAGCCTTCGGCTTCGACGCGAACGACGTCTGTCTCTTCCGGACGATCACTTCGGACATCATACTCGACCGAGATCAGTCGGACGGCTCCAGGGCGCTCTGCCAATTTCCGCGCTAGTGCTTGGTGAGTGTCGGGCGGGCAGTTGTCCACCACAAGAACTGCTGGAGCGCCGCGTTCAATCAGTGCCTCCAGCATTCCAGTTGGTGTAGGATCGGGAGAATGGCCCAAGTCTGTGTAGACCGCATGAGAAACTGGCAAGGCCGAAACGGACCCTATCGGCTCGAAGAGTGCTTGGGCTATCCGACTCTTGCCAATTCCGGAAAGGCCGGCGATGCGCACGGCACTGGTGCCATCACGAACCAGTTTTCTTATCTCGTCGAGCGCTTCAGGCAGATTTCGGATTGGAGCGTGACGCTCAATATGAAAAACAAGCCCTTCCTCGCAGATCAAATCGTCAACTTCTCCTTCTGGAGTCGATGACCAGCGTCCAAACGGCTGCCAGCCCGCGAGGATAGGAAGGTCTAGGCGCCTGCGTAGCCAAGCAGCCACCGAGGGATGTGTACTGACCCATCGACTGATGGCATTACGGTCCAAGAGTGCCAGCTCCAGTCTTGTCCCATTCGGGTCGTCGGCGACAGCTTCACGCATGGCATCGACGCGGCGTTTGAGCATGGCCTCTGAGCAGTTCGCCCCGGCGCTCGCGATGAGATAGGAGCCACCTCGAGCCGCAATTGCCGAGATCGCGGGGCGTAGATTCCCTGCGGGACGCATCTCGGTGGCGATGGCGCCGGGAGTGAGGTCGGCAGCTTTCACCTGAATTCCAACGTCTCGGCGCGCGAGGGGGCCAGCCGAAATGAACGGACCGGTAGGCTCGACCACTACGTCGAGACCGCCATCGGCAGCCGTCTGGCTTCCTCCCCAACGAACCTCATTCCGATGACCGCCTTGTCGTTCGCGCTCAGCCTCGCATAACCGAGCGATCAGTTCGCGAAGATCAGCATCCGATAGATCGACCAAGCGGTTACTCGGAATGTCAAAGATTGGCATGAAAACACTTCCTTTTGCGACGATCTACGAACTGCCGAGGTTGTATAAAGCATTGGGCAGGCTTAGCCGAAAGCGCGAACTCTTTGAAATATGTTGGTCGCCCCTGTTGAAACTGCAGCACCAGCGCGCTGTAGCCCGATGGGCAGACGAACTGGACCATTTGTGCCTCAGTGCCGCGTCGCCCCTTGTACCATCCCATCCGTCTCCAGCCGCAGCGCCGCCCGCCACAACGCCGTCTTCATGAACATCGCCTCCTCGAACCGGTAGCTGGCGTGTCCGCGCTTCTGCTGCAGAAGCCCCGCCCAGCAAAGCGGGCGCAGCACCTCGATGTAGAGCTGGCCCATCATCTCGTCGTAGCGCGGCAACGGCCCCTTCTCGGGTTCTCCGAAGAGCACGCGGCGGAGGTGGCCGCCGGTGGCGCCGTCCTCGGTCTCGACATTGAGCACGTTCAGGAACACGTCCCAGTTGCCCAGGATCGGCGCGTCGTCGAACCGCGACATGCTGGCGTGGTTGATCCGGAACAGAAAAAACGGGACGACCGTGCCGAAAATCTCGCCGGGATGGCCCGTCAGCGTCTGGCCAGCCTTGGTCAGGCGGAACTCACCCTTGTAGTGCCGGCCGAGCTTCATTGCGATCATCAGGTCGTGCAGCACCATGAGCGGGGCGAAGTCTGGCTCGTTCAGGACCTTGTTGACGGCGAAGAGGTCCGCCTCGGTGTGACCCGGCCAGTCGAACTCGGCCGCAGCCCAGTGCACGAAGATTCGCTTGAAAGCCTTGGACGGCGTCAGTGGGATGCCACCATGCTCTTCGATCCAGGCGAAGGTCTTCTCCACCCCGCGCACCATTGGCGAGAACGCCAGCGCCGGATCGGCATCGTCTACCTCGCGGAATGCGATCACCTCAGATCTCCCGCGCGAACCAACGGATGCGGCCGACGATGTGGATCTCGTCGGCCGTTCGCTCGTAAGGGCTGTAGAAGCCGTTGTCCGAGATGACGCGAACGGCGGGCGGGTCGCTGTTCGGGATGTGCTCGAGCCGCTTGGCCACCAGCCCCATGCCGTCGTCCAGCACGAAGATGCCGGGCGGGTTCGGTGCGCGGCGCGCCATGTCGACGAGCACCGTGTCGCCGTCGAGCAGCGTCGGCGCCATGCTGTCGCCCTCGACATGCATGATCCGCAGTTGAGAGGGGCTGGCCTTCAGGCTGTGCCGGATCCAGGACCGGCGGAAGTGGTAGGCGCGGCCGGCGGGGTCGTCCTGTTCCAGGACCACGGCGCCGCCGCCCATCGACGGGCGTGGGCTCGCATGCGCGATCGAGACGAAGGCCTCGTCCGGGTTCTCGATGAAGGGGGGCGTGCCCTCGACATCGCCGATGCCGTGGATCAGCCAGTCGCGGTCGACCTTGAGGACGCGGGCGACCTCTGCCAGCCGGTCGATGCCGGGGCGGGATGATCGTCCGCGCAGGATGTCGTAGACGAAAGAGCGGTTCACCCCAGCCATCTCGGCGACATGGGCGGGGCTGAGGCCGAGCTGGTTGGCCCGGGCCCTAAGACGGTCGGCAAGCGTGTGGTGCTCGTTCATGTTTCCCCACCCAACTGTGGATGAAATAGGATAAAATCGGATTGATCGACAGCCGTCAAGCGAATAAGAACAGAAGGTAAACATCAGGCAGGGGAATCGGAGGGGCGCGTGCACATCGACAAGCTGTATTTCACGCTCCCCGAGGTGCTCGAGCGCTGGCGGATCTCCGAGACGGACCTTGTCTACCTGGCCGAGAACGACAAGCTCCGGTTGTCGGTCCGTGTCTTCGGAGAGCCGGTCGAGTTCGGCGACTACGAGGAGGGCCAAGACGGCGAGCGCTTCCGCGTGCCATGGGAGCAGAAGCCCTTCAGCGGGCTGCTCGACCTGCACGCCTGCGATGTCTTCCAGCTGTTCCGCTGCGGCGAGCTCCATGTCAGCGAGTTCCGCACCCCGCGCGCAGACTATGCGTCGCTTTACGGCGAGGCCAGGCCGGTCTTCGTGATGATCGGCGATCTTCTGCTAAGGCGCGAGGAACGCGACCGTTTCGAGCTTCAGTCCGGCTTCTCCTCTGGCGGCTCGGCAATGGAGGAGAGCACCTTCATCGCCTCGGCCGACTACCAGGAGGTGCGCTGCAACGGCTACCGCTTCCGGCTCGGCCCGATCCAGGCGCAGGTCGTCCGCGCCTTGCACGAGGCCGCGCAGCGGGGCGAGCCCTGGCAGAGCGGCAAGGCCATCCTGTCCTCGGCCGGCTCGAAGAGCCTGCGCATGGCCGACGTCTTCAAATCGCAGAAGGACTGGCGGCAGCTGATCCGCTCCGACCGCCGCGGCGGCTACCGTCTGAACATCGACTGACTCGCCTGCTATCCCCCATGCGGGGTCTCGGATCGCGCTCGGTGTAAGATCGGCTGGGGGATGGAGGGGGATGACGATCCCCCAGCGAAACGTCCAGGCTTGTCCTGCAAGGCCATATCCATCCCCCTCCGCATCCCCCTGCGATCCTGACGACATCCCATAGCGGGATTTCGCAATCTCTCTCCGAAGCACACGCAAACGGAGAGAGCCGATGCAGCAGAAGCATTGCCTGAACCAGAAGGAACTCGCCCGGCGGTGGACGATCTCGCATCGTACGCTGGAGCGCTGGCGGTGGGCGGGTGAAGGCCCAGCCTACATGAAGATCGGCGGCCGGGTCGTTTACCGCCTCGAGGACATCGTCGCCTTCGAGCGCGACCAGCTCCAGCACACTATGGACACCCAGCCGCGCGCGGGAGCGGCCTGATGGGACGCCTGTCGCCCATCACCGAGGCCGAGGTCGTGCAGCTGCACGGCGCGAACGGGCCGGGGCTCGACGAGGTCGGGCTTGCCGCCTGGATCGCGCAGGCCGAACCCGGCGAGGCTCTGGTCTATCACCGCGGCTTCCTCGCCGTCGACGCCACGTCGGTCATCTCGAAGCTGCCGGCGGACCGGCAACGCGCGCTGCAGCTGGTGGCGGCCGCCGCCCGGCGTGCGGCCGAGCAGAACCTCGTCCACCTCGTGCAGTCCCGGCTCGGCCCCGACGCCTTCGCTTATATCGCCGTCGCTCGCCCGAAGCCCGGCCCGCCCGGTGCGGCGCTCTCGATGCGCCTGCTCGAGGCCGCCTGATCCCCATTCCCCATCCCGGAGACCCCAATGCCCTATCCCGAGAACACCCCCACGCCCGATGACCTGCCGGGCCTCAGCCCGCAGGAGATTGCTGGGCTGCCCGTGGAGCTGCTGGCCATCCTCCAGCGCGAAATCGACGAGCGCCTGAAACGCGACAAGGCCGCGAAGACCCGGCTCGATGCAGCCCTGACTGTCCGCTACGCCACCCGCGCCGCCGAGGAGCGGCAGGCGCAGGCCAAGGATACCGGCACGGTCCGCTTCGACGACGGCGATTTCACCGTGGTCGCGGATCTGCCGAAACGCGTCGAGTGGGGCCAGTCCCAGCTCGCGGCCATGGTCGAGCGGATCCGCGCCGCCGGGGACGACCCGGCCGAGTATGTCGATATCGCCTTCAAGGTGCCCGAGCGCAAATACGCGGCCTGGCCGGATGCGATCCGCCAGGGCTTCGAGCCGGCGCGGACCGTGAAGACCGGCGCGTTGAAGGTCGAAATTCGGCCGCAGGGAGGCGATGCATGAGCCTTCCGATCATCACCGCCGACGAGCGGCTGGCCGAGGTGCGCGGCGTGAAGGCCGCCATCTTCGGACCTCCGGGCATCGGCAAGACCACACTCCTGCGCACGCTCAATTCGACCACCTCGCTGTTTTTCGACCTCGAGGCCGGCGATCTCGCCATCGAGGGGCTGGCAATCGACACGATCCGCCCTCGTACCTGGCGGGAATGCCGCGACTTCGCGGTGTTCATCGGCGGCCCGAACCCGGCGCTGCGCAAGGACCAGCCCTACAGCGAGGACCACTACCAGGCGATCTGCCAGAAGTACGGCGATCCGAAGGTGCTGGAGAAGTACGACACGGTCTTCATCGACTCGATCACCGTTGCGGGGCGGCTCTGCTTCCAATGGTGCAAGGGCCAGCCAGAGGCGCATTCAGACAAGACCGGCAAGCCGGATATCCGCGGCGCCTACGGGCTGCACGGGCGCGAGATGATCGCCTGGCTCACCCACCTCCAGCACACGCGGGCGAAGAACGTGATTTTCGTCGGGATCCTCGACGAGAAGCTCGACGACTTTAATCGCAAGGTCTTCGTCCCGCAGATCGACGGCTCGAAGACCGGGCTTGAGCTGCCCGGCATCGTCGACGAGGTGCTGACGCTTACCTCGCTGCCCGACGACAAGGGCGTGCCGCAGCGGGTTTTCGTCTGCCACACGCAGAACCGCTGGGGCTATCCGGCCAAGGACCGCTCCGGCCGCCTCGATCTGCTGGAGCCGCCGCATCTCGGCCGGCTCATCGAGAAGATCCGCCAGCCCCTGCCGATCGATGCACGCCCGCTCGTGACGGATGCGCCGCGCATGCCGGCGCCGGCCGCGACCCCTCAATCCGATCCCACCAACTGAAAGGACCCCACGCCATGACCGGTCTCTGGAACGATTTCAACGACGCGCAGTCCAACACCAACGTCATCCCCAAGGGCACGCTGGCCAAGGTGCGGCTGACGATCCGCCCCGGCGGCTTCGACGACCCGTCGCAGGGCTGGACCGGGGGCTATGCCACCCGGGGCTCCACCGGCGCCGTCTATCTCAACGGCGAGTTCACCGTGCTCGAGGGCCCCTATGCCCGGCGCAAGATCTTCACGCTGATCGGGTTGCACAGCCCCAAGGGCCCGGACTGGGCCAACATGGGCCGCAGCCTCGTCCGCGGCATGCTGAACTCGGCGCGCGGGATTTCCGACAAGGACACCTCTCCCGAGGCGCAGGCCGCACGTCGGATCAACGGCTTCGCCGATCTCGACGGGCTCGAGTTCGTCGCGCGCATCGACATCGGCTCCGATGCCATGGGCGAGGACAAGAACGAGATCCGTGCCGCGGTCACGCCCGACCACCGCGACTATGCGCAGGTCATGGGCACGGCTGGCCACGGCTACCAGCCGCCATCGCAGCCCGCGCCGCAGCCCGCGGCGGCATCGCAGCCCACCGCTCCGGCGGCCCCCGGCCGTCCGGCCTGGGCGCAGTGAGGGGCATCCGATGCGGCTTCGTCCCCGCCAGAAAGTCTTCGTGGAGCGCAGCCTCGCTGCGCTCTCGAAGCACGGCAACACGCTCGGCGTCGCACCCACGGGCGCAGGCAAGACCATCATGCTGTCCGCGGTCACCGGCAAGCTCGTCGCGGAGACGGAGGCCAAGGCCTGCGTTCTTGCCCATCGCGACGAGCTGACCAGCCAGAACCGCGCGAAGTTTGGCCGGGTCAATCCGGAGGTGACCACATCCGTGGTGGATGCCGGCTCCAAGTCGTGGGCGGGACAAGTCACCTTCGCCATGGCGCCGACACTGTCGCGCTCGGCGAGCCTGAAGGCGATGCCGAGGCTCGACCTGCTGGTGATCGACGAGGCGCATCACGCGGTGGCAGACAGCTATCGTCGCATCATCGACCGCGTGCGCGACACCAATCCCGATGCGCGCATCTTCGGCGTCACGGCGACGCCCAACCGCGGCGACCGGAAAGGTCTGCGCGAGGTTTTCGACAATGTCGGCGACCAGGTCACGCTGGCCGAACTGATCGCGTCTGGTCACCTCGTGCCGCCGCGCACCTTCGTGATCGATGTGGGCGTGCAGGAGAAGCTGCGTGCCGTGCGCAAGACCGCGTCCGACTACGACATGGGTGCCGTCGCGGAAATCATGAACCGCGCGCCGATCACGGCCGAGGTCATCCGGCACTGGCGCGAGAAGGCCGGCGACCGGCAGACCGTGGTCTTCTGCTCGACGGTCGCCCACGCCGAGAATGTTGCCGAAGCCTTCAATGACCACGGGATCCCCGCCGGCGTAATCCACGGTGATCTCGGCTCCGAGACGCGCCGCCGGATCCTCGCGGCCTACGCCTCTGGCGAGATGCAGGTCGTCGTCAACGTGGCGGTGCTGACCGAGGGCTGGGACCACCCGCCGACCTCCTGCGTGGTGCTGCTGCGCCCCAGTTCCTGCAAGTCGACCATGATCCAGATGGTTGGGCGCGGCTTGCGCACCGTCGATCCCGCCGAGCACCCCGGCATCGTCAAGACCGACTGCATCGTGCTGGATTTCGGGATCTCGAGCCTGACGCATGGCACGCTGGAGCAGGACGTCGATCTCGACGGCCGCGATCCCACGCCATGCGCCGCGCCGACGAAGACCTGCCCGGAATGCGAGGCGACGGTCCCGCTCGCAGCCCGCCAATGCCCGATCTGCGGATACGAGTTCCTGAGCGACGGGGCGCCGCCGCTCGAAAGCGTGGTCATGTCCGAGATCGACCTCCTGAAGCGCTCCAGCTTTGCCTGGGAGGATCTGTTCGATGACGAGTCCGCGCTCATTGCGAGCGGGTTCAATGCCTGGGGCGGCGTGTTCTTCCTCGAGGGGCGCTGGCATGCCGTGGGCGGCGCGAAGAACGAGCGGACGCGCCTTCTTGGCGTGGGCGAGCGCACCGTCTGTCTGGCGCAGGCCGACGACTGGCTGAACGAACACGAGACCGACGAAAGCGCGTTCAAGTCCCGGCGCTGGCTGGGCCAGACGCCGACCGAGAAACAGCTCCAGTACCTCTCGCCCGCTCAACGCCAGGACTACGGGCTCACCCGCTACCGCGCCTCGGCGCTGATCACCTTCCAGTTCAACCGGCGCGACATTCGCCGGCTCGTCATTTCGGCCGCGCCCGAGCGGAGGGCGGCGTGAACCATGTCGCGCAAGTCCCATCCCCGCTCGCAGCGGCTCAGGATCGATCGGGCCGTGATCGCCTATGGCATCCGCGCCCGATGCTCTGCGCCGTCTGCACCGCGCGCACCCGCGGCTTCGGCTGGTTCGATCCCCACCGGCCGCGCCCAACCCGCACCCGCCGCTGGTTCTGCTCCATGGGCTGCCAGACGGCCTTCACCCGAAAAGCGAAGAGAGGATTGAGCATGGTCGATTTCACCGAAGAGGAAACCCAGGCGCTGCCCGCCGTCATGCGCGCACTCGCCCCAGAGATGGAGCGGATCGGCTGGGACCGGCCGCTGGGCCAGCTGACCCAGAACGACATGCACCGGCTGATCGTCACCACTGTCGAGGCGTTCCGCGCCGAGATGGCCGAGATCGCCGCGGAGTCGGAGATCCCGTTCTGATGCTGGATTACAACCACCGCCCCGGCATCGCGGAGCGCATCAACGCCGCCGTGGATGCCGCGCTCGTGGCTGAACGCGCAGGGACGCCCTCGCGCGATTACCTCGGCGCATCGCGGCTCGGCTACGCCTGCGAACGCGCGCTGCAGTTCGAGTTCGCAGGCGCGCCCAAGGATGAGGGCCAGGATTTCTCCGGCCGGTCGCTCCGGATCTTCGCGATCGGGCATGAGCTCGAGGATCTCGCCATCCGCTGGCTGCGGACGGCAGGGCTCGATCTGGTCACCGAGAAACGTGACGGCGGCCAGTTCGGCTTCTCCGTCGCAGGCGGGCGCATCCGCGGTCATGTCGACGGGATCGTCGCCGAGGCCCCCGCGGCGTTGGGGCTACGCACCCCGACGCTCTGGGAGTGCAAGACGATGAACGCGAAAAACTGGCGCGAGACGGTGGCCAAGGGTGTGGCCGTGGCGAAGCCGGTCTACGCCGCCCAGATCGCGCTCTACCAGGCCTACATGGAAGCGACCGTACCGGGCATCTCGGCCAACCCCGCGCTCTTCACCGCGATCAACAAGGACACCGCCGAGCTGCACCACGAGCTCGTGCCCTTCGACGCCGATCTCGCGCAGCGCATGTCCGACCGCGGCGTGCGGATCCTGCGGGCCACCGACGCGGGCGAGCTGCTCCCGCGCATCGCCGCCAATCGCGACTTCTTCGAATGCCGGTTCTGCCCGTGGGCGGAGCGTTGCTGGAGCCTGCCGGCATGAGCGACGACAACATCATCCACTTCAACCCCTGGCGGGATTTCAACGACGCGGCGCCCTTGGACGATCCCTTCGCCGTCGAACCGGACGCGGGTCAGATCGCCCGCTTCGTCGATGTCGTCTTCGGCTATTCCGAGGGCCTGATTCCGGTCCGCGGTTTCGTGGACAAGGGTCAGGGAAAGGACGGACGGCCGCACAATATCTGGATCGACGCGGACGCCAACGCGCCCGAGAAGCTCACCACCTTCGCCGGCTGGGCGGCGCGCGAGGGCGCGGCGGTCTACGTCATCCCCGGCACGGTCGCGGAAACCGGCCAGGCCCGCGCGGCCGATGTCCTGCAGATGCAGAGCCTCGTGGTCGATCTCGACTCGGGCGACATCCCGGCCAAGCTCGATCACCTCCTCCACCATCTCGGGCGACCGACGCTGATCATCGAGAGCGGCGGGCGCACGCCCGAGGGCGTGACCAAGCTCCATGTCTGGTGGAAGCTGACCGAACCTGCTGAGGGCCTTGATCTCGACCGGCTCTGCCAGCTGCGCGGCGAGATCGCGCTGAAGGTCGGCGGCGATACCCATTTCCGCTCGGCCCACCAGCCGATCCGCGTGCCCGGCACGGTCTATCACAAGGGCGGGCTGACCCGGCTCGTGCAGATCCGCGAGGCGACCGAGCTCGAGGTCGATCTCGCCGAAATGGCCGAGCGCGTCGCCGACATGCCGCCCATGCCCGGCGTCGGCATGGCCACGGCCGAGCCCCGCGAGAAACCCGCCATCGCCGATGTGTTGGCGACCCCGGTGCACGAGGGCGGCACGGACGACTGGTCCCGTTTCGAGGGCGCCTCGGCCGCCATCGGCTGTTTCCTGCGGCTGGTCCACGAGGGCCGGGTATCGATGGACGAGGGCTGGACGGCGATCTGCGGCTACAACGCCGCGATGCTGCGCCCCTCCTGGCCGCTCGACCGGCTGAAGCGCGAGACCAATCGCTTGTGGGAGCTGCACATCAAGCGGCACGGTCCGCCGCTGATCCGCCTGGACAGCGCAGCGTCGGCGCAGACCGATCTGCCCACCTTCACGCTGGGCGCGCTGCTCGACGATACGAGCCCGATGCCCGACGATATCATCGGACCACGCGTGCTGACGCCGGGCGGGCTCCTGGTGCTGGGCGGCGCGCCCAAGGTTGGCAAGAGCGACTTGCTGATCGCACTGCTCGTGCACATGGCGGCCGGCGTGCCCTTCATCGGCTTCACCCCGCCACGGCCGCTCCGGATCTTCTACCTGCAGGCCGAGATCCAGTACCACTACCTGCGCGAACGCATGCAGCAGATCGGTCTCCCGCCCGAGCTGATCGCCGCCGCGCGCGACAACCTGATCGTGACGCCGAAACTGCGGATGCTGCTCGATGCCGAGGGCAGCGCCCGCGTGGCCGAGGCCATCAGGGCCGTGTTCCCCGACGAAACGCTCGACATCCTCTGCATCGACCCGATCCGGAACCTCTTCGACGGTGGGCCGGACGGCGGCGGCGAGAACGACAACGACGCCATGATGTTCTTTCTCAAGGACCGGGTCGAGGCGCTCCGCGACCACGTCAACCCGGACTGCGGCGTGATCCTGGTCCACCACACCAAGAAGCTCTCGAAGCACCAGGTAAAGGAGGACCCGTTCCTCGCGCTCTCCGGCGCCAGTGCGCTCCGGGGCTTCTACACCACCGGCCTGATCCTGCACCGGCCTGACGAAGATGCCAGCGAGCGCCGGCTCGAGATCGAGCTGCGCAACGGTCCCGCGCTGCCTGCCAAGGTGGTCGACAAGGTGAATGGCAACTGGACCGAGCTCACCCCGAGCAGCGAGCGGCTGGTGCGGAAGGATCTGGGCGCCAGGCATGACGCGGAGCGGGATCGCAAGAACCTGGTCGTCCTCGGGCTGATCTTCGACGAGGCGGCCGAGGGACGGCTCTACACCGCCACGCAGTTCGCCGAAGCGTTAGAGAACCAGCACGATCTTGGCGGGCGCTACAGCATCCGCGAACGGCTCGCGGTCCTCGCCACCAAGGGGCAGATTAAGTTCCGCCGGAATTTCACGGAGCACGGCTTCCCCGGCACGCAATCGCATTTCGGGTATCTCGTCGTCCGGGACATGCGCTTCGGCCGCGATCCCGTCATCGACGCCGAGACCGGCGAGGTTCTCGACGAGGGCGTCCCGGTCCTGCCGACCCATTACAAATGCCCCCATTCCGGCCGCGCGCGCGAGGTCGAGAACCCCTCCGTCTGGGTCTATCCGGAGGAGGTCCATGACTGACTTCCTCATCATGAGCGCGGCCTTCCTCATTCTCACCCCTTCCTCATGGTTCAATGAAATCAATGGGTTGGGCATGAGGATGAGAAAGGTCCTCCTCATCGGCCTCTCTCATCGCTCGCACCACAAAAGCGCAATGAAAACAGTGCTCTACGCCCAAAACATGAGGCGAGTGGGGAAGCCCCCATACTACGTATGGGGAGGCCAACCGGCAGGTTTGGCCTCTCCTCCCATACGTCGATGGGTATCCGCGCGCGCGGGCCTCGACGCTCTCTGCACATCCCGATCCGACGACGGCGGCCCCATACCGCCAAGCACCAGGCCGCCGTCGTCTTCCACCCGAGCAGCCAACCAGAAGAGGAGACCACCCATGGCTGACCTGACTCTCGCCACCTCCGCTCGCGAGGCAATCCCCGATCTGCCTGTCGCGCACCGCGCCGATCGCACCTTGCTCGCGCTCGATCTCGGCACCACCACGGGGTGGGCCCTGCATGGCGCCGATGGGCTGATCACCTCCGGCACGGTGTCCTTCCGTACCGGTCGCTTCGATGGCGGCGGCATGCGGTATCTGCGCTTCACGAACTGGCTAGCCGAGCTGGACCGGCTCTCCGGGCCCATCGCCGCGATCTGGTTCGAGGAGGTCCGCCGCCACGCTGGCACGGACGCCGCGCATGTCTACGGCGGGCTCATGGCGACGCTGACCTCGTGGGCAGAGCTGCGCTGCGTGCCCTACGAGGGCGTCCCGGTGGGCACGATCAAGCGCTTCGCTACCGGCAAGGGCAACGCGAACAAGGATGCCATGATCGCCGCTGCCCGGGCCCGCGGGTTCAGCCCGGCCGACGACAACGAGGCCGATGCCATCGCCATCCTGTTCTGGGCGCTGGAGACCAAGGGAGGCGTCCAATGAGGTGGCATCCCAAGGGCTACGGCGGCCATCGCCGCGACCCCGAACAGGTCAAGCGCGAAGGCTGGAAAGAGCAAGGCGTTCTGGCAGTTTCGCTTGACGACAAGAGACTTACTTGGCCTGAGCGGGAGCTGGTACGGCAACTCGGCGAGCGTCTTTACGGCGCCCGCCCCTCGGAACAGGAGGTGCAGCGATGACGGACTGGACCCCGGCAATGGTCGAGGAGCGGCTCGCCGTGGCGGCCCTCGTGCTGAAGCGGATGCCCGAGCCGCGGCGGCAGGGATACTTCAGCACGTGGCCCGAGATCGTCCACAGCTTCGGCGACAAGGTCGGCCAGGAACCGAAACCGATGCGCGTGCTGCCCTCGCCGCAGGATATCAGCCGGATGGAAGAGACCCTGACCTGGACGGCCTGTCTCGAGCCGCTCGACGGCAAGATCGTCTGGATGAAGGCGCACGGCGAGCGCTGGAAGGAGATCTGCTGGGCGGTCGGTCTGCGGCGCTCGGCGGCGCATCAGCACTGGCAATACGGGCTCTCGGTGATCGCGCTGACCCTCAACCGGCGGTCGTTCAATCGCAGCCTGTCAAAGCGCAAGGTGATCGCGCTGGCCACTGGCGCGTAAGCCCATGGGCGCAATAGGAAAGTGTCCGGCGGACAGTTTTCGCTAAGACAAAATCGGCTCTCCCGGGTTAGAAAACGGATATACTCGGGAGATGCGCGCGCGGGACGGACCGCGCATGTGGACTCCCGGATCCAGCGCGGTATCCAGCCGGCGCCGATGCCGCCAAACCATTGAAGTCAATGGTTCCTTCCTGGCGACTACGTATGCTGGCGGGCTTGGCGCGGTATTTCGCCAGCGACAGGGCCGGATTTTTGGGAAGCCACCCGGAATCCGTAGCCACCCGCCTCCTGCGCGAACACCAATGAACGCTGGCCTGCGGGCCGGATACCCTGGATGCCGCTGGACCCCGCTTGGAGTCCAGAGCGGCATCCGGCGTCCGGAGTCCGGCCGGCATCCACCTCAGCGACGGAAAACACTCGCCCATGACCCTCGCCTTCGCCCCCGAGCGGATCGAGACCTGGCCGCTTTCGCGCCTGCAGCCCTACGCGAAGAACGCGAAGGTGCACGGGGCCGACCAGGTCGCGAAGATCGCCGCCAGCATGGCCGAGTTCGGCTGGACCGTGCCCTGCCTCGTGGGCGAGGACGGAGAACTGATTGCGGGCCACGGGCGGGTGCTGGCGGCGACACAGCTCGGGCTGACCGAGGCGCCGGTCATCGTGCTCGGGCATCTGACCGAGGCACAGCGCCGGGCTTACCGGATCGCGGACAACAAGCTGACGGAACTCGGCAGCTGGGACGAGGCGCTGCTCTCGGCCGAGCTGCAGGACCTGCTGGCGCACGATTACGATCTGTCGCTGGTCGGCTTCTCCGACGGCGAACTCGACAAGCTGCTGGCCTTCGATCCGGACGGGGGCGGTGAAGAAGAGCGCGGCGCCGGGGGCTCGGTGCCTCCGGTGACCATCCCGGAGCCGCCGCGCAACCCGGCGACGCGGACGGGCGACCTGTGGATCCTCGGTGATCATCGCCTGCTCTGCGGGGACAGCACCAGCGAGACGGATGTCCGCCGCCTGATGAACGGCGAGCGCGCCGTGCTGTTCGCGACCGACCCGCCATATCTCGTCGACTACGACGGCTCCAACCACCCGACGCGAAACAAGGACTGGTCGGCATCCTACGGCACCACCTGGGACGACAGTTCGCAGGGTGCCGAGCTTTACGACGGCTTCATCGCTGCGGCCGTGGCCGAGGCGATCACCGAAGACGCCGCCTGGTACTGCTGGCACGCCTCCCGCCGCCAGGCGATGCTCGAGGCCTGCTGGGAGAAGGCGGGCGCCTTCGTCCATCAACAGATCATCTGGGTGAAGGAGCGCGGGGTTCTGACCCGGTCTCACTACCTCTGGAAACACGAGCCCTGCTTCATGGGCTGGCGCCGTCCGAACCGTCCGCCGAAGGTGGCCGAGGAAACGCTGCCTTCGACGTGGGAGATGCCGTCCTTCGCCAAGGACGAGCGGCCCGACCACCCGACGCCGAAACCGCTCGACGCCTTCGGGATCCCGATGCGCCAGCATGTCGCCCGCGGCGGGCTCTGCTACGAGCCGTTCTCTGGCTCCGGTTCGCAGATCATGGCGGGCGAGGCCAACGGCCGGCGCGTCTTCGCGATGGAGATCAGCCCGGCCTATGTCGACGTCGCCGTCGAGCGCTGGCAGGCAGAGACCGGCAAGGACGCGATCCTCGACGGTGACGGCCGGACCTTCGCCGAGGTGAAGGCCGAGCGGCTGGGCGAGACCCCGGCCGCGGCCGAGGGGGCCCACGCGGCCTGACGACGTGGATGGCGTGGCTCTACCTTCCTCCGGACGCGCTTCCGGAGCCGGCGACACGTGCCTCTTCGGCCTCTCGCTCTGCTCCGGCGCCGGCGGGCTCGACCTCGGGCTGCACCTCGCATGCCCCGGATATCGTGCTGTGGGTCATGTCGAGCGGGACGCCTACGCCGCGGCCATCCTCGTGGCGCGGATGGAAGACGCGGCCCTGGATCGCGCGCCTGTCTGGGACGACGTTGCCACCTTCGACGGCGGCCCGTGGCGCGGCGCGGTGGACATCGTCACTGCGGGCTATCCGTGCCAGCCGTTCTCCGTCGCTGGCAAGCGCAGGGGCGCGGACGACCCGCGCCACCTCTGGCCGCATGTTGCCCGCATCATCGGCGAGGTCGACCCGCCATTCGTCTTCCTCGAGAATGTCTCCCATCATCTCCGCCTCGGCTTCCCCGAAGTCGCCAGCGGACTGGTCGGCATGGGCTACCGCATTGCGGCAGGCCTCTTCACGGCGGCGGAAGTCGGCGCGCCCCACAAGCGCGAGCGGCTCTTCATCCTCGCCCACCGCGAGCGCGACCACCTGGCCGACCCCGCGCGCCTGCTCGGGGACGCGCTCGAGTGGCGGGAACCGCACGGAGATGCTGCGGCTCTGGCCGACGCCGCTGGCGGGCGACAGCAAGGGGACGCGGAACCGGACGAGCAATCGCAGCGAGACGGCGCGCCCACGCAACGATGGGACGACGCTCTGCGATGCGACGCGGCTCTGGATGACGCCTACGGCGCGAGATCACAAGGACGGGGCGACGAGCCTCGCGAACACGCCGGTGAACGGGCTGCTTGGCCGCCAGGTCCTGGTGACGCCGACGGCTGGCGGCAGTTCCTGCGACAGGCCCCGAACCTTGAACCCGCTGTTCGTCGAGGCGCTGATGGGCTGGCCCACCGGGTGGACCGGCTTCGGCTCTGTGGCAACGGAGTGGTCCCGCTGGTCGCGGCGCATGCGCTCCGAACTCTCGCAGCTCAACTGCTGGCCGATCAATGAGGACGTGGCATGAAGCAGAGCCGGGCCATGTCGCTGGTAGAGGCCATCGCCAACGTGGCGGTCGGCTACGGAGTCGCGGTCGTGACGCAGATCCTGATCTTTCCGATCTTCGGGCTGCACACGACGCTCGCGCAGAACCTGAAGATGGGCGCGGTGTTCACGGTGGTGAGCATCGCGCGCTCCTTCGCCCTGCGGCGGCTGTTCGAGGCGATCCGGGTGCGTGGCTCCGGATCGGCGATAGCCGGAATCATGGTGTCACGCGGTGAACGGATGAAATAGGCTTACCCCACGAGGAGGAACCGAACAGATGGCGGGCGGACAGGAGCATTGGGACGGGGTCTATGGCGCGAGGTCGGAAGACGAACTGACCTGGTTCGAGGCCACGCCCGCTCTGTCGCTCGAACTCGTCCGTGCGCACATTCATCCGGATGAGCCGTTCATCGACATCGGCGCCGGCGCATCGCGCCTCGTCGATGTCCTGCTCGAAGAGGGTTTTGGCCCTCTGACCGTGTTGGACCTGTCGGACGCCGCACTGGCGGTCAGCCGGCAGCGTCTCGGCGCTCGGGGCGACGACGTTGCCTGGATCGAGGCGGACATCACGAGGTGGGAGCCAGATAGGACCTACGCCGTCTGGCACGACCGTGCGGTGTTCCACTTTCTGACCGCGGCCGAGGACCGTGCCGGTTACGCCCGCGCGCTGTCGGCTGCCCTGCGCCCGGGTGGGATCGCGATCATCGCGACCTTCGCGGACGATGGACCGGAGAAATGCTCGGGCCTGCCCGTGGTGCGCTATGCGCCCGAGGCGCTGGGGCAGGAACTCGAAAGGCTGCTGCCGGGCCGGTTCGAGACGCTGGACGCACGACGCCACATGCACATCACGCCGAAGGGCAACCGTCAAAGCTTCCAGTACAGCGTCTTCCGGAAGACGGATGGGTGAGACGTGAGCCGCCGCCCCATGCGGGACGGCGGCATCGGATCCGTCGTGGCGTGCGGCGTCAGTCGCGCTGCAGGCTGTACACCCGACCGCGGCCCTCGACCTTCTCCGAGGTGACTTCGAGCCCGAGCTTCTTCTTGAGCGCGCCGGCGAAGGCGCCTCGGACCGTGTGCGGCTGCCATCCGGTTTCGGCGACGATCTCGTCGATGGTCGCGCCGCCGTCGGCGCGTAGCATCTCGATCAGCTTCGCCTGCTTCGTGCCCGTGCGGGGTGTGCGCGCCTTGGGCGCGGGATCGGCCTCGGCAGGAGCGTCCTGCGGGTCCTCCGCGCTCGGCGCTGCGTCGGCGCCCGTGGGCGCGCTGTCGCCGCCCTCCGGCTCAATGCCGATGGCGGCGAGGCCCGCGTCCGTGATGTGCAGGAGGAGTGCTTGGCCGTCCTCGTCGTTGCGCCAGATGCGGTTGAGCGCGGCGTCGGCCTTGGTCTGGCTGTCGGTGATGGTCTCGGCGATCAGCCCGCGGGAGAGGAGCGCGCCGACCACCTTGGCGGCGGCGCCACCGCGGAGCGAGCCGGGCAGCGGCAGGATGTTGCGGTCCTCGCGCTGCGCGGCGGCGCTGAGGATCACGAGTTGGGTGTCGGAAAGCTTAGTCATCTGGGGTCTCCGGTCTCGGGCCCGCGACATGCGGCGCCTTCTACGACCCCGAGCCGCGCAGGGCGCGCGGCGGGAGTTCCGGCAGTGCCGGAGATCAGCGGGCGTGCTCGCCTTCGCCGAAAGCGCTGTCGGTGATGCGCTTCAAGAGGCTGGCGTAGTGTTCGAGGGTGCCGACCATCGCCCAGCCCACCTCGTCGGGGTGGCAGTTGAAATGGTCGTCGCTGAGGGTCTGCAGCCGGGCGAGCATCTCGTCGATCTCGGCCTTCTTGCCGATGAAGGCGTTCAGCGCGGCTTCCTTGTTCCGGCGCGCCTTCTCGGCGCGGGCCTCAAAGCGCGGGGTCGTGATCGGGTTCAGGCGGGTTGTCATCGTGGTGGCTCCGGGTGAGTTGCATCGTCCTTCTGGAGGCACGTTCCCTCTGTCCGCCTCGCTTATCAACCCGATAAGAAGCTGACTTTGAATGATAATCGGGGCTGGCGATGCAGGGCATGAGCGAGCGCCAGTACGCCGCCCATGTCGGGCTGTCGCGCGGCGCGATCCAGAAGGCGAAGGCCGCCGGTCGGCTCGTCCTGCACGAGGATGGCAGCATCGACGCCGCAGCCTCGGACCGGCTGCGGGTGGAAGCGACCGACCCGTCCAAGACCCGGAAGGCGCCAGCGGCGAAGCTCAAGCCGGTGCCCGAGGCGGCGGTCTCGGCGGTCGGCGACACGCTGCGGGAACAGGGCATGGCCGCGCCGGTCACCGGCGGCGGCACGACCTTCCTGCAGGCGAAGACAGCGCATGAGGTGCTGAAGGCGCAGGAGCGGCGCATCCGGCTCGCCAAGCTGAAGGGCGAGCTCGTCGATCGCGACCGCGCCACGGCGCTGGTCTTCCGGCTCGCGCGCGAGGAACGCGACGCGTGGGTCAACTGGCCGGCGCGGGTGGCTGCGCTGATGGCGGCGGAGTTGGGAACGGAGACGGCGGCCATGCAGAAGGTTCTGGAGGCCCATGTCCGCGCCCATCTCGAGGAACTCGCCCAGCCGCGGATCGCTCTCTGAGGATATCGCGGGCTTCGACGGCGCGGAGGCGCTGCTCCGGGCCTGGGGCCGCGGGCTCACGCCAGATCCGTGGCTGACCGTCTCGGAATGGTCGGACACGCATCGCTGGCTGAGCTCACGCGCGAGCGCCGAGCCCGGCCGCTACCGCACCGAGCGCACGCCCTACATGCGCGCCATCATGGACGCGCTGTCGCCCGGCGACCCGACCCAGCGGGTCGTGTTCATGAAGGCCGCGCAGGTCGGCGCGACGGAGGCCGGCAACAACTGGATCGGCTTCGTGATCCACCATGCGCCGGGGCCGATGCTCGCGGTCCAGCCGACGGTGGAGCTGGCCAAGCGCAACTCGCGCCAGCGGATCGACCCGCTGATCGAGGAGAGCCCGGCGCTGAAGGAGCGCGTCCGCCCGGCGCGAGCGCGCGACAGCGGCAACACGCAGCTGTCGAAGGATTTCCCCGGCGGCGTGCTGGTGATGACCGGCGCAAACTCGGCGGTGGGGCTGCGCTCGATGCCCGCGCGCTACGTCTTCCTCGACGAGGTCGACGCCTATCCGGCCTCGGCCGACGAGGAAGGCGACCCGGTCGGGCTCGCCGAGGCGCGCTCGCTGACCTTCGCGCACCGGCGCAAGGTGTTCCTCGTCTCGACGCCGACGATCCGCGGTGTGAGCCGGATCGAGCGGGAATACGAGGCGAGCGACCAGCGGCGGTTCTTCGTGCCGTGCCCGCATTGCGGCGCGATGCAGTGGCTGCGGTTCGAGCGGCTGCGCTGGGAAAAGGGCAAACCGGAGACGGCGGCGTACCATTGCGATGCCTGCGACGAGCCCATCGAAGAACACCACAAGCCGGCGATGCTGGCTGCGGGCGAATGGCGCGCGACCGCCGAGCCTCGCGATGCGCGGACGGTGGGGTTTCATCTCTCGGCGCTCTATTCGCCGCCGGGGTGGAAGAGCTGGGCCGACATCGCGCGCGACAAGGAGACGGCGACGGGATCGGACGAGGCAGAACGCGTGTTCCGCAACACGGTGCTCGGCGAGACCTGGATCGAGACCGGCGACGCGCCGGACTGGCAGCGGATCGCCGAACGGCGCGAGAACTGGCCCGCCGGCACCGTGCCGGACAAGGGTCTGTTCCTGACCGCCGGCGCCGACGTGCAGAAGGACCGGATCGAGGTCGATGTCTGGGCCTGGGGCCGCGGGCTCGAAAGCTGGCTTGTCGATCATGTGGTGATCGAGGGCGGCCCGGCACGGCCCGAGGCTTGGGAAGCGCTGACCGACCTGCTCGGCCGCAGCTGGCGTCATGCTGGTGGCGCGGAGCTGGGGTTGGCGCGGCTCGCCATCGACACGGGCTATGAGACGGCAGCCGTTTATGGCTGGGCCCGCTCGGTTGGCTTTGCGCAGGTGGCGCCGGTCAAGGGGCTCGAGGGCTTCAACCGGGCGAGCCCGGTGTCGGGACCGACCTTCGTCGACGCCACCGCGGGCGGCAAACGCCTGCGCCGCGGCGCGCGGCTCTGGACCGTGGCCACATCAACCTTCAAGGCCGAGACCTACCGCTTCCTGCGGCTGGCGCGGCCGACGGCGGAGGAACTGGAGGACGGCGCGGCGTTTTCGCCCGGCACGGTGCATCTGCCCGGCTGGGCCGACACCGAGTGGATCCGGCAGCTGACGGCCGAGCAGCTGGTGACGGTGCGCAACCGCCGGGGCTTCGCCAAGCTCGAATGGCAGAAGCTGCGCGAGCGCAACGAGGCGCTGGACTGCCGGGTCTACGCCCGCGCCGCCGCCTGGATTGCGGGCGCCGATCGCTGGCCCGAGGCGACATGGGCCGATCTCGAAGCGCAACTCGGCGTGCCAAGCGGGATGGACAGCCCGGCCGGCCTGATCGGGCGGCCCGATGCCGGCACGCAAGGCAAACGCCGTTCCGACTGGCTCGGGCGGCGGGAAGGATGGTTCTGATGGCGGACTGGACGGAAGCTGAACTGGCGGCGCTCCGGCGCGCCTATGCGAGCGGCACGACGCGCGTGAGCTACGACGGGAAGACCGTCGACTATGGCTCGGCCGAGGACCTGCTCGGGCGCATCCGGACCATCGAGCGCCAGATTGCCGGGACCACGGCTCGGCCCATCGCGGGCTTCGCCGGCTTTTCGCGCGGGGATCGCTGATGGTCTCCTGGCTCGACAGGGCCATCGCGAGCGTCGCTCCGCGCACCGCCACGCGCCGCGTGCTGGCGCGGCAAGCCTTCGAGGGGCTCGCACGTTCCTACGAGGGAGCGGCCCGCGGACGACGGACGGACGGCTGGCACGCGCCGGGATCCTCGGCCGATGCCGAGATCGGCCGGGCCGGAGCGCTGCTGCGCGACCGGATGCGGGACCTGGTGCGCAACAACCCGCATGCGGCCAAGGCCGTCTCGGTGCTCGTCAACAACATCGTCGGCGCCGGGATCATGCCGCGTGCCGCAAGCGGCGACGCCGCGCTCGATCGCGAGGTGGACCGGCTCTTCGAGATCTGGGCGCGCGGCTGCGACGCCGACGGTCAGCTCGACTTCTACGGGCTGCAGACGCTCGCCTGTCGCGAGATGGTGGAGGCCGGCGAGGTGCTGGTGCGCCGCCGCCCACGGCGCCCCGGCGACGGCGTGATGCCGCCCGTCCAGCTGCAGCTGCTCGAGGCAGACTTCCTCGACGCCACCCGCAACGGCGCGCTCGGCGCGGGCCAGGCGGTGCAAGGGATCGAGTTCGACGCGCTCGGCCGGCGGCGGGCCTACTGGCTCTTCGGCGCGCATCCGGGCGACGCCAACCTCAGCCTGACGGGCGGGCTCAACAGCCGCGCGGTGCCGGCCAGCGAGATCGCCCATGTCTACGAGAAGCAGCGCACGCAGGCGCGCGGCGTCCCCTGGGGCGCGCCAGTGATCCGGGCCCTGCGCGATCTCGACGACTACGAGGTGGCCGAGATCGTCCGCAAGAAGACCGAGGCCTGCGTCACCGCCATCGTCTTCGGAGACGAGGAGGCGCAGCAGGGCATTGCGCCCGCGGTGGTCGATGCCGACGGCAACCGGGTCGAGCAGTTCGAGCCGGGGCTCATCGCCTATGCCCGCGGCGGAAAGGACATCCGGTTCAACCAGCCGTCGGCCACGGGCGGCTATGGCGAGTACAAGCGGGCGAGCCTGCACACGATCTCGGCCGGGTTTCGCGTGCCTTACGAGCTGCTGACGGGAGACCTGTCCCAGGTGAACTACTCGTCGATCCGCGCCGGGCTCGTGGAGTTCCGCCGGATGATCGACGCAGTGCAGAGGCAGCTCTTCATCCCGATGTTCTGCGCCCCCGTGTGGCGGTGGTTCACGGAGGCCGCATGGGCGGCGGGGCGCATCCCGACGCCCAACGTTCCGGTGGAATGGTCGCCGCCGAAGTTCGAGGCGGTCGATCCGCAGAAGGACGCGATGGCCGACCTGCTGGCCATCCGCTCCGGCACCATGACGCTGGCCGAGGCCATCGCCCGGCAGGGTCGCAATCCCGACGCGGTGCTGGCCGAAATCGCGACCACGAACGCCAAGCTCGACGAACTGGGCCTCGTGCTCGACAGCGACCCGCGCCGGGTCACCAAGACCGGCAGCGCGCAATCCACTGCGCCGGCCGATCCCGCGACCGATCCGGATGATCCGGAAACGGACGCGGCCTGACGAGGATCCACACATGGAGCAGACGATCGAACTGCCGGCGTTCCGCCGGTCGGCGGAGCTGCGGCCTGCCAGCATCGACCCGGAGACGCGCAGCGTCGAGGTGATCTGGTCGACCGGCGCCCGGGTTCGGCGCGCCGCGCTTTTCGGCGAGCCGCATGACGAGGAGCTGAGCATGGCGCCAGAGCATGTGCGGCTCGAACGGCTGAATGCGGGCGCGCCGTTCCTGAAGGTGCACGAGGCGCACGATCTCGACGCGGTGATCGGCTCGGTCGTGCCGGGCTCGGCCCGGATCGAGAACGGTCAGGGCATCGCCCGCATCCGGCTCTCCGAGCGCGACGCTGTCGGCGACATCTGGCGCGACATCGAGGCTGGGCACATCCGCGCGGTCTCCATCGGCTACCAGGTCCACCGCTTCGAGATCTCCAAGCCCGAGGGCCAGCGCGAGCTCTGGCGCGCGGTCGACTGGACCCCGTTCGAGATCTCCGCCGTGCCCGTGG